ATTGTGATGCATGTTTGGGATGAACCATCTCCAGCATTAATGCAATTTGATGTATATTCTTGTGGTGAATTTGATCCAGAAGAAATTTGTAAAAAAATTAAAAATGATTTTGATGTAATTAAAATAGATTATAAATTTTTAGATAGAGAAAATAATTTAACTGATTTATCTGGAGCACGTCATTACTATAAAGATAGATTAAAAGATTTAGTTGTAAAAAATCACGACCAAAAAGAGAAAGAAGCGAAAGAAAAAGTATTATTAAAAACTAGAAAAGAAGTAGATATTAATAAAAATGGACCTGGTTACACTATAAAAGAAGGTTCTAATAAAGGTAAGATATTAGCTCATATTCAAACAAATAGTAAAAATATTTAAGTAGATACCTTTAAATATTTACATTTATGTTTATATACATTAAAAACTAACTTAATTAAGGAGAAAAACATGTTTAACCCATTAGATTATTTAGATTATTCTAAACAAAAAGAATTTTGGACTAGCTATACTTCTAAAATTACAAAATTTTGGAAAGATTGGGCAGAAGACGTAAAAGCTCAAGTAAGCTCGTTTAATAAGTAACTTTCACTCCCCTGATAGTAGATCACTGGAATAATTAGCTTTATTCCAGTGATTTTTTGTTTTATATATATCATTAGGAAAGTATGGTATGAACCAGGAGGTATTATGAAACTATGAAAAAATCAAAATCAGAAAAAAAAATCTCTAAAGTAATGAGAGAATATAAAAAAGGAAAACTACCAATTGGTAAATCAAAGAAAAAAGTTAAGTCAAGAAAGCAAGCTATCGCTATAGCTCTTTCAGAAGCGGGAAAATCTAAAAAAAAGAAAAGTGCTAAATAGAGGAGGATTTAAAAACATTATGAGTAAACCAGGATTGTATGCAAATATCAACAAGAGAAGAAAAAAAGGAATTAGTAGACCTAAATCAAAATCAACTATTACACCAGAAGCATATGCAAATATGAAAGCAGGGTTTCCTAAGAAGAAAAAGAAAAAAAATAAAAAGAAAAAATAATGGCATTAGAAGTTGAATTAGAAAAAAAGAAACTTGAATATACTAATGAAGACGGACAAAAAGTTCGTGTAGAAGTAGATCAAGAAGAAACTGAAAAAGAAGAAGAAGCTTTTTCTAGTAATCACTATTCTAATTTAGCAGAAGAATTAGATGAAAAAGAAGTAAGAGCACTTGGAAAAGATTTAATTAAAGCTTATGAAGATGATAAGTCTTCTAGAAAGCAATGGGAAGATCAATACGCTAAAGGATTAAAGATGCTAGGCGTAGTTGTAGAAGATAGAAGTGATCCCTTTCCTGGAGCATCTGGAGTTCATCATCCATTATTATCAGAAGCTGCAACTCAGTTTCAAGCGAGAGCTATCTCTGAATTATTTCCATCAACTGGTCCAGTTAAAACACAAATTATTGGAAAAGTAACAGATAAAAAAGTTTCACAAGCTCAAAGAGTTCAAGACTTTATGAATTATCAATTAACTAATCAAATATCTGATTATTTTAATGAGCTAGATCAAATGTTATTTTATTTAGCATTAGCTGGTTCTGCTTTTAAGAAAATTTATTATGATGATATGTTAGATAGGATTTGTTCTAAATTTGTACCAGCAGAAGATTTTGTAATTTCATATCAAAACTCTGATTTAGAAACTGCAGAGAGATATACACAGATAATGAAAATGTCAAAAAATGAAGTTAGAAAATTTCAACTCTCAGGATTTTATAGAGATGTTCCATTAAGTAAAAATCAAGATGGTGATGGCAATGAAGACGTAGTACAACAAACAATAGAAAGATTAGAAGGTATGTCTGCAAGTCAAAGCGATCAAATTCATACTATATTAGAAGTTCATGCTAATTTAGATTTAGGAGAAGATGATATTGCATTACCATATATTGTAACTATTGATTATGATATGCAACAAGTTCTTGCAATCAGACGTAATTGGAAAGAAGATGATACTTTAAAAAGAAAAAGAACTTATTTTATTCATTATAAATATTTACCTGGTTTAGGATTCTATGGTTTTGGTTTAATCCAAATGATCGGAGGTTTACAACACGCTTCAACTGGTGCTTTAAGAGCTTTATTAGATTCAGCAGCATTTGCTAATTTAAATGGTGGATTTAGAGCTAAAGGTGCAAGAATTGAAGGTGGTGATATTACAGTATCTCCCGGAGAGTGGGTAGAAGTAGAAGCCTATGGTGACGACCTTAGAAAAAGCTTTATACCTCTTCCATTTAAAGAACCTTCACCTACTCTATTACAGTTACTTGGGGTATTAACTGAATCGGGAAGAAGATTTGCATCTATCGCAGATGCTATGATTGGTGATTCTGCAGGATCAGGTCCTGTAGGAACGACTATTGCTTTAATAGAACAAGGTTCTAAAGTATTTAGTGCAATTCATAAACGAATTCATCAAGCACAAGGTAGAGAGTTTAAATTAATATATGAATTAAATGGAGAATATTTAGATGATGAATATCCTTACGATGTTATTGGAGAAACTAAAAAAATTAGAAGAAAAGATTTTGATAGTGCTATCAGTGTTGTTCCTGTTAGTGATCCTAATATTTTTTCTCAAGCTCAACGTATAGCTTTAGCACAAACTGGACTTCAATTAGCACAACAAGCACCTCAAATTATAGATGTTAAAGAAGCATATAGAAGATTTTTACAATCATTAAATCTTCCTGATTATGAAAATTTATTAATACAAGATAATGAAGTTCCAAGACGTGATCCCGTGTCAGAGAATATGGCTATACTAAATGGAAAACCAATTAAAGTATTTGAAAACCAAGATCATGCTGCTCATATGGCAGTTCATCAACAATTTATGCAAGATCCTAGATTTGCAGGAAATGAACAAGCGAAACAAGTTTTATATGGACAGATGTTAGCTCATATAGGTCAACATATGGCATTTTTATATCAACAACAAATGCAAGCTCAACTTCCTCAAGGTGTTCCAGTTTCTTCTGGTACATTTAATATGGAACTTGAAGATGAAAAAGCTAAACCTAAAGAAATTTCTATAGAAGAAGAAAATAGAATAGCCGCGGCAGCAGCACAAGCTGCTCAAAGTTTAATGGGAAGTATGCCTATGTCTCCAGAGCAAGAAAAAATGCAAATGGATAAACAAGAGAAACAAGCTCAATTACAATTAAAAGCAGAAGAACTAAATATTAGAAAAGCAAGATTTACAGAAGGTGTTAAAAATAGTGAAAGGGTAAATGCTAGAAAAGATGCCGAAACAAAAGCTAAAATAGTGGAGACAGCATCGAAAGTAGCACGAATTGATAAATAATATGTCTGTTACAGCAGAAGAAATTAGACAAGCTAAAAAGTTTTTAGAAAATAAAAACTATTCTATTAAAAAAGTTAAACCAAGATTGTTTGCAATTGTATCAAAAGAACTTAAAATAAAATTTAGTGATTTACTAAATAAATTTGAGAAAGAAATAGAGAATGGAAAGACTACTACAAGCGATTAAAAAAGAAATTAAAAATCATAAAGATGATTTAAGTAATAATTTATTATCAAAGGGTGTAGATAATATAGAAGAATTTAAACGTGTGTATGGATATGCACAAGGTTTAGATAAATCACTTCAAATAATAAATGAAGTAATTGAAAAATATCAGAAAGGACAAATAGAAGACAATGATTAGTAATGAAGCATGGGCTACAGAGAGTGATATACCTACTCCTGATATAGTTCCACAACCTGTTGGGTATAGAATATTAATTAGACCTAGATCATCTATTGAAAAAACAAAAGGTGGTATTATTTTAACTGATACCTCTAAAGATAGTCAATCTTATTTAAATTCAGTAGGTCAAGTAATAGCTATGGGAAATGAATGTTATTCCAATAGAGAAAAACCTTGGTGTAAAGTAGGAGATTGGGTTATTTTTGGTAGATATGCAGGTGCTAGAATATCTGTACAAAAAGTGAAAATGGTGTTATTAAATGATGATGAGATAATAGCAACATTGGACAATCCAGACGTTATATCTCATCAAATATAATATACGTTAGCAAGTAGGCTAATGCAACACATAGGAGAAACTATGATAGACGAAGAAAAACAAGAACAGAAAGAAATAGAAGTAAAACTAGATGAAGCAAATGAAGATAAAGAGGTAGAAATACCTGCTAATCCTTTAGATGCTTTAAAACAAGATGTGGATAATGGAGATTTAGATGATCAACCAGAGGAAAAAGAAGAAAAACCTCAAGTTGAAACTAAAAAAGTTCCAGAATATTCAGATGATATGCCATATTCTGAAAAAGTTCGTAAAAGAATTGCTAAAGAAGTGGCAAAAAGAGCAGAAGCTGAGCAAAGAATAGCTGAATTAGAAGAAAGACTTGCTGAAACTGAAAAGAAAACTTTTGATATAGCTTCAAAATCACTTTCTAATCAATTAAAAAGTGTTTCTGCTAGTTTAAAACAAGCAATTGAAGATGGAGATACTGATAAACAAGTACAGTTATATGAAAGTATGGCTGATATTCGTAATCAATTATCAAAAACTGAAGAATATTCTGCTCAAACACCTAAAAAAGATGCTAAAAAAGAAGTTAAAGCTCCTCCTTTAGCAGCAGATTGGGTAAAATCTAATTCTAAATGGTTCAATAAGCCTGGTTATAGAAAAGAAACAGCTATGGCATATGGAATTGATGCAGAATTGACAGAAGAAGGTTGGGATGTAAATGATCCTGGTTACTATGAAGAAATGGATAAACGACTAAAAGATAGTGGTTTAAGTTATTTCACAAAATCAGAGGAAAACACTTCCAATTCTGAAAAAAATGTAGTACAAAAAGCTAACAGAGTGCAATCTCCAGTTGCTGGAGTTTCTCGTAAAAAAGGAACTGACAGTAACAGAGTAAAGCTAACTTCTGATGATTTAGCAACAGCTAAAACATTCGGAATCGATATTAATGATGAAGCGGCACTAAAACGGTTTGCTAAAGAAGTAAAAAGCTTTAGCACCAATACGTGAACTGAAAGGAGCACGACATGAATAAAGACAATAAAATAAAACACGAAACTAGAGTAGAGGAATCTGCTAAAGTTTCAAGTTGGCGCCCAAGTAATTTACTTGAAGCACCTGAAGCAAGACCTGGTTTCAAACAAAGATGGATTGCAACTATGGTATTAGGACAGGAACAACCAACAAATGTTGCTAAACGATTGAGAGAAGGTTGGCAACCTCGTGATCCTAAAACGGTCAAGAATGCTACACATTTTCCAACGATTGAACATGGCAGATTTGCTGGTTTTATTGGAATTGAAGGAATGGTACTCTGTGAAATGCCAGAAGAAATGGTAAATCAACGTAATGAATATTACGCACAAATGACTGAAAACTTAATGAGATCAGTTGAATTAGATATGCATAGAGTAGAGCAGCCTGGAAATCCAATTACAAAAAGCTTCAAGACAGAAGTTACTAGAGGTGGCTTTAAAGAGTAACTTAACTAGGAGGCTAT